AAATTTCCTCCGTCTGTTATTTCTTTTTCTGCTGTATTAACCCAATTGTTTCCGTCATACTGCAAGACATCTCCAAGTGCAACAGACGTAATAGTAACATCATTTAATCCATTTAAAAGGGCTTGTGCAGCTATTAATGTCTCTGTATTAATTATTCTATCTTTTACTGTCAAATAAATTCCAGCTGGAGAAACCCCCAAAACTGTTTGTATTGCTTCTACTGCGTCATTTATATTTGAATGTTGTTCATGGTGTGGAACTGTGCCGTGAATTTAATGTATCTGTAGCAATCGGATTAATTAGTACATCTAATCCTGCGGGATAATTTGTTGCCATTTTAAATTCCTTTATATAGACAAAATTTTTGTTGATGAATTATTCCAAGATATTGTTATTTGCACATCTTCTTGTGATCCAGGGTATGGTAATCCTTCTGCTGTATCTACATAAAATAGTAATCTTGAATTAGCATCTGACCCCCCAACTTGATAAAAAACCATTGCTACTATTGCCTGGTTTGCCGGAAGGGTAAAAGTAATGTCTTCGGCGTCAATTGTTCCAGATACATTTGTTACACTTTGCAAAATAGGAAACCTAACGGCAATACCTGCTGGTGATATGTCGCTTACAAACTGGTGAGAATTTTGTTGTGGAGTATAGGAATTTGTTGTAAATAAAACTCTAAAAGAGTTATCTGTAAAATCAAATTCTCCATTTAAGATAGCTTCTTTTGCTTTTGTATAAATAAAGTTTGCCAATTTAAATTCCTATTTCTTTTGAAAGTATAATTCTATATTTGTATCCTTTTTCAAAGTATTTTTTTTGAGCCGTGTTATACGACGGCGTTGCATCCAGAGAAGGAAAATCAATATAAACTTCAGATTTCCAAGAATGCATAGAGATTTGTGTTAAAACAGTTTGCCAGCGAGTGGGATCTGTTTGAATCTTTTTTCTTTGAACCTTAAAATAAGTATTATTCAAAAAGTTTGTGGCTGGCCTCGCGTTAAAGTAAACTATGACTCTTCCTGCGTTATAGTCATTATCTATATAAAAGTCACCATTTTCAGGATCAACACTTTTTACATAAAACTGTGGATTTTTGGCAAGAATCTGAACAGTTGTAAAAGCGTCGGTTCTTATGGATTTATCCTCAATCAGCAGCTCTTGTACAACTGGGACAGTGTAGGAATTAAACTCCGAAGGTGTTGCCGATTCTTGTTGGGTAAAACAAATTTGTTCTTCTGATATAGACTCATTGGAAGCATCCAAAAAATTTACAAGTCTTATCAAATACTGTTTTCCGCTTTGCCTTTGGGCGTCCCAATATAACTTTAATGTTCTTGATATTTGATTATAATCAGCTATTGTATTTATTGTCAAGAATGGGTTTGACAAAACTGCTGGGGTAGCGTCATCTGTTTGAACAACAAAGTTAGAGTTCTTCAAAGAAGATATCTTTATGGTTTTTCCAAACCTCACTACAACCATGTTATTGTCCACAATTGCATAGTCAATCAAGGGAAGTGACACATCAATCTCCTGTTTTTTCTTCTATTTAACTAGTAACAAAAAGTATTACGAAAACCAACAGGGGGGTGGTGTTTTCACCACCCCCCTGGGCTAGGGATTTGTAACTATAACCTCCCTAAGGATTTTTGTCGCATTAGATCTGGTTGAAAACCTGAACTTCGTAGTTACGTGCGAGGCTGACATTCTTGGCAACTGTGATACCTTCACCGTCACCAAGCATCACGATGTCGTAACGCTCCTTCATCTTCATCGAGCGAATGTCACGGCTAGGATCATCAAATTGATCTGTGCTCATGTCATCTTTGACGAGGATTGTTCCAACCTCGTTACGGTCGATGAGGAAAATGTCTGACTTGGCTGGTGTTGCACCGCTCTTTGCTGTAAAGCTTACGAATGGTGAAACAATTACATTCAAGCCCATTGGGGCAGTTGCATTCAGCGCTGCATCAGGACTGCTTGGACGATATCCCCAACTGGTATTAACCGCAGAAGCGGCGCCACCCATGTGGAAGATTGCGTCTTTAAGGAATACTGACCACATCAATGGATGTAGAATGAAGTCTGTTGGAATGTGCTTTTCAGCCATGAGAACTGCTGCCATGTCAACAACGTCGTCCCAACGAATTGTTTCGTTGGCTGCTCCGTCGACTCCAAGACCAGTAGTGTCATCATAGGATCCGCTATCATTGTCAAAAACAATTGTAGCTGCGTCCTTGAAACGGCTTAGTGCAATTTGTTCTTTGAGGCGAGCCATTGCGCGACCTGCTGCTCTTACGTGAAGACCAACAATGTCCCAAAGTGAGTCAGCGATGACTTCTTCAGTGAATGAAAGCTTGACACCCTTTTTGGATACCTTGCCCTCAATTTGCTTTGCAAAGGCTAGTGCCTGCTCTGGGTACTCTTGTCCTTCGGGAATCTCAGCAGCTTGAATTGCGTTGACTGCGGGGAACTCTAGCGAGCGCCCCTTTCCTAAACGGACTACAGAAAGAAGAGGAGTTACCAGTAATTGTGGTTCCGCTGCTTCTCTAAGAGTACGAGAGATAACCTTTGGGAAGAGTGCGGCAGCGTCGGCTGAAGCAAAGGCCTCCTTGATTGTTACTCTATTGTTCTCATCAATGTGTCCATCTTCGGCCAGCGCGGCTTCCCAAGCTGGGAGACCCGAGAGGAGCTCTTGTATTGTTTTGCTCATCTTAGGATTATTCCTCCTGTGTTATTATTTCTGTTATTATCAGAGCGTTAAATTGACGCGGAATGCGCCTTTTACGTTATGTACATCCAAGTTGCTACGGATACCAAGCTTGCCTGAGAAAGTGCCTGAGCGAGTAATCTCAAACACTGTCTTGAGCGCACCTGGGTCCGATGGAAGCTGCATGTAGGACAGTAGGCCGTCATCATAGTTGGCGGCAAATGTTTCTACCTCGACTACCTTACCAACCTGGAGGTAAGAATAGACTGCAGAGCTGTTGTAGAAGTCTGCAGCAGCGGCTTTGACCGGACGACCCATATGGTCTGAACGGACAACGCTACCTACTGTGACATCCGCGTTTATACCATCAACCATTGGATACTCAACATAGCCGTGGGTGATGAAACCTGCGCCTTGAGAAGTGCCTTTGTCAAATGGACGATAAAGGTCGTATTGGGCAACTCCTACCGGAACTGATCTTGCGCCGACAGCTACTGTGTCAGTTGCGCCAGAAGAATAGCTTGGCGTTGCACCGTTAAGCGGATCCCATGATGCAGGCATTGTGTCGCCATAGGTGACTGCAGCCGATGAACCATTAGCTGGGACAACTCTTGCATCGCCGTTTGAATCGGCAACGACTGAAAGAATTGTTCCTTTTGGAATTACGATTTCAAAACGATCATCTTCTGAATCTTTGTACCAGGTTGGAAGACCTGGATGAGGAAGAAGGTAAGCTGCTGGAGCAATACCCTCAGACACTACAAAACGACCTGATCCAGTCTTAGTGCCTACTTTGCGAAATTTTGCTAAACTCATTTAAGTTTCTCCTTAAAATATTTTATAGTTTGATTCGACCCATTAATGCATCTACAAATACCTGCTCTGCAGAACGCTCTTGTGAAACTTCTTCTTTTTCCTTGTCAATTGTAATTGCGTTTTCTTCGCCTTCAATGACTTCTACTTCAGAATCAATTTCTGGAACGGCAGCTTTTGCAGCTTTTGCTGTCGGCATTTTTGCAATATCCCTAAGGGAATCCGCTAGAGAGCTTGCGCTTCTCTTGGCGTGATCCTCCATCAAAGATTCTCTGCTTTCAATTGCCTCAATACCTGCTGCAATCTTTGCGTCAACAACTCTTTCTGCAAGAGTTCTATGTAATGCATTTTTGAGTTTTTTATTTTCTTCTTCAAGAAGTTGAACTTTTTCGTCTGCGTCTTTTGCTTTTTGCTCAGAAGCTTCTTTTGTGCCAGTGAGCTGTGCATCTGACTGCTCAACTTCTTTGTTTTCTTCTGCTTCTGTAGAATTTTCAGAATCAACTTTTTCAAGTTCTTCCTGCTTTTCTTCAGCTACAGGAGACTTTGTAATTCTCCATGATTCATCTGCTGGCTCTCCAGCGTCTTCACCAAGAGAAAATCTCAATTGCCATGACCACTTTTTGTGAACATCACTAAGTGAAGTCAGCAAATCTGATGCATCCTTGTCATTAGCTTCGTCACATGTGGCAATTGCTGCCAGTATAGTTTCGTTAAGCATAGTGTTTTTGACAAGTATGTCTTGTAGAACTTGCTGCACTTTTGAAGCAGCAGAAGGAATCTCTTCTTTTGCTTCAGGTTCCTTGCTTGTTTTGTCTTCTTCGGCTGCCGCGTTTTCTTCTGGTGCATCAGCCTCTTCTTTTGGCTCATCAACTCCAGATGCTATTGTTGAAAGATCTTGACTCAATTCTTCAACAGCTGTCAGGACATCGTCCTGCTGAACATCGTCTTTCATATTTGACTTCTCCCTATGGGTTGTATCAGATTCATTCTCGTTAGATAGTAATGATTCGTTAGAATTAATGTAATTTTCACTTTCATGAATGGCCATAGCACTTAAAAAAGACCCCTTTAGGTGAAGATAAAGAGGCTTTGATTCTTTCTTTTTGAGTGGTTCAAGAATTGACTCATTTTCTTCAAGGGAATAAATATTTTCTTCGTTCATAGAAAGAATAAACGCAGAACTTCTTGCAATCCACTCTGAATCAGAAGTTGGAACAGTGTCTGATCCGGGAGATTGGACGGATCGAACGCTTGATTTAGAGTCCGCTGGCTGATTAACAAAAGAATACTCTTTAAAAGAAATGTCCTGCATGTCTATAAAAGCCAGCTTTCCCTTGTAAACCTGACCCCTCTTGTACCTTGCTGCGGGTGGCTTTCCAGCAGATTCTGATGCCAGGTCATCGCCACTGATAGAGCATATCGCCTTGCCGGCTCGTCCTCCAACAGAACCGGTTAAATATCTCTTATCAAGAACCTTTTGTATTGCAACTGGATCTGTTATAGCTATTTGAAGCCTAACAAAAGAACCACCGTCTTGTTCTTTGTCCATCTTTGCTGCCATTACTCTACCAATTGGCTCAGAATTTAAATCGTGGTTTAAAATAATTGGCTTTGGATACGGTTCCACCCAAGACTGTAGCGCTTTTTCTAGCTCAATAACAGAATAATTGTTATAATTTCCGTGTCAATCCCTCGTGAATCGCAGCAACTTCTATAATCAAACCTTGATTTGAGTTAGCAGCTTCTTCAAATGAAAAATTTGTTTTTGAAAAATCTGGAAGTTTAACAGTAAAATTTTCTACAAAATCAAAACTCATGAAGTTCTCCGTTATTGATTAGCGCTGCTGCTGAAAGATATAGTAATTTGCTTTTATAGCATTAAACAATTTTATACAAAATAAGTCATGTTTTTATACAATTTGAAAAATTTGATTTTCTCTTGAATCGCCATTTTTTAAAAACCCCGGCAGCATCTCTTCGTGCATTATGTGTGCAGCGTAAAGATAGCTCGCACAGCCTAGTTTATAGCCTTTTCTCGCTGCGTCTGCGCACCATCCAAGATCTTCACCCTGTGAATGAAGCTCATAGTTAATGTTATTATAAACTTCTTTTGACATCATTTTAGCAGCCATTATAACATCTGATTGAAATACAGTTCCAATTGGGTACGATTCATTTCTTGTTGCCTTAAAGCTTTCTTTATCCACCCAAGACATTACGCTCGGAAAATTGCTATCTAAAGGAGTCATATACATTAGTGGGCTAATCGCATCGTACCCGTCTAAAATGTGACCAATAAGAAGTTCTAAAGTAGAATCATTTTTTATAATCACATCAGAATCTAAACTAAAATAATAATCTGGCTGTAGTTCTCTTACTCTTTTAAGAACAGAGTTTCTTAAATTAACCATGTTTTCGTATTTTGAGATTGTCCACTGTCTTGATCTTGGAGAATGCTCAAAGTGCGGCAAATCTTCTCTAACATTTATTTCTAAATGTGGAATTTCTTTGTGATAATTTTTCCACATCATTATTAGATTTATAGTTTCCTGATCATCTGGAGCTGCTTCAAAAACAAAACCAATTTTATTTAGAGGAATTGATTGTCTTTCTATTGCAGAAGCCCACAAAGGAAATATCCATTTTCTTTTATAAATAGGGCAGCCTATAACTAGTTTCATCATACTTCTTGTGTGTCAGCCAGTTCTGTCTTTGTGTGCTTCTTTGCAACTGGTTCAGATTTTTCTTTTGGCTTATCTTGTTCTTTTGGTTTGTCTTCGATTACTTTTTCTTTTGCTTGCTCAACAGTTGGATCTTCAACCTGTGTTTCGTCTTGCACTATATAATCAAGAACTTGCATAATCCCATCTATTAATTCTACAATTATTTGCAGAGCTAATCTTACTTGGCCATTTTGAACAGCTGTATTTAATCCTTCTACTGCATCTTCTGTTAGAAGAAATTGTTTTGCTGTTTCAGATGTAATTATAATTCCCATTATTCCTCACTTGCATCTTTTTGAGTATCCTCTTCCACAATAAATACATTATACTGCTCTTCCAACAAATTCTCAACTACCGATAACCATGTTGGATCTGATCTTTTGATATTGGGAGAATTTCTTCTGCCTTTTTGGTTTTGTGGTCTTATAACGTTTCCAGGACCTCTTCTTTTAGACGGCAAGTTTCTTTCACCTTTTTGAGCAGAATCTTGTTTATCTCCGTCTTTTTGAACGTCTTTCATCGCAGATGCTTTTGCTTGATTTTCGCTTTGAGCAGAACTGATATTTATTTGATTCTGTCCTTGAATTGACATAAACAAATTTTCTTTATCAACTTCTGGATCTTCTCCCAATTTAATTCTTGCTTCTGAAAGAGTAATTAAAGAGTTGACATATTTTTGAACTATGTGTGTTTCTTTCTTTACTTGTGTGTCAACATCTATTTCATTAAACTTAAAAAAACAACGATCTGACATTGCTGAATCATATGGATGAATTAGCGGATCAAATCCACCCTCAAATAAAAGTTCATTAAAAATATGAACCCTAACCATCTCGGCAAATTGTTTTTGATATTGTTTAATCTTGTCGTAAAGCGCAGTATCAAGTCTTTCAGTAATAGATCTATTTCCTCCGTCAAAACTCATTCCCAAATGATGTGGGGCAACACCAAGACCTATCGCAACTCTTTCCTTAAAATGGCTTAAATATTTTGAAGCATCTAATGCTTCCTGATTAGAACCTATTATTTCGACATCATGCCTAAACGGAAGTATCAAACCACCTTCTGCCCTTAAATTTTCAATCTCAATAGCTGCCTGATCAATTTCTTCTGGTTCTGCAGGTTGATCTGCAGTTCCAATTCTGTATTTATACAAAGGAAACAATTCGCGGTGAACCAGGTTTTGAATGTCTTCCTCCATTTGACGCAGAGCGACAACGTCGTCTAAAACGCTTGATAAAAAAGGAGTTCCAAATGCTCTACCTGGTTTTTTATCAAACGCTAAATGAACAACTTTATCTGCGTTCCATTTTGGATCTCTTTCTGTTGGAGCATAGGTAAGAGGATTTGTTCTCTGAAGATATGCCTTAGGTTTATTATGTTTGTCTCGTAAAATTCTGGTCTGCTCAGTGGGGATAAGGTAATAGCCGACTATTGGTTCTGCGCCATTAAGTGATTTCAAAGAAGTCGGAAAATATTCAGTTAAATCTGCTCTAGCTTTTACAAAAAACGCGTTTGCAAACTTAAACAACTGATCAGATAAATCAATTAAAAAATCTAAAAATGGCCTGTTCATTGCCATTTCCATGTAGTCTATTCTTTGGTATAGGTAACCAACTGCTTCTGGATTTTCCCCAACTATTTGCCAACCCTCTTTCCAAAAGAGATCTTTATGTTTTGATATTGCCTGCTTAACATATGAATCTGTATCTATGGCTTGAATAATTCTGTCAAAATTGTAAGGAGACGGTTCAAAGTTAGTTCTTCCAGTATAATAATAATTTACACCCCTATATCCTAGGGCTAAAGCTGCGATCTTCATTGTTCTACCAAGAGAACTTATTTTTTCAGGCTCCATTTGAGCTGAAAAAAAATCAACACCCTCTATTTTTGTAAAAGGTAAATATTCGCGTAAGGCCATAGTTAACTAAACTCCATTTTGAATTATAATATTGTATAGTACAGTTGGTTTTAGTGTTAATTAACTTTGAGGATCGGCATCCTGAAATGTCTTTTTTAGAATAATATCTTTAATTGCTTCCAGCCAAAAAACAGTTTCTGGCTCTGAAAAATCACTTTTGTAAACAAGGTTGGCGTTTGTTATTTTGATATTAATATTGAATTCTTTTTCTTCACTTTGCTCAATTACATTATCTTCTGACATTATTTTACCTTTTTTGTTGTGTTTTGTGGGGTTTCAAAATCATCTTTAGACGATTCTACTTTGGCGTGCATTTGGTTTAACAGTTGCTGCGAAAGTTGTTTGATTGTTGCTTCTTTAACAACTACTTCAGTAATTAACTGAGATATCTTTTCTTGAAAAGATTGTATAATTAAATTAACATCTAAATTTTGATCATTCATAGTTGAATTATACCAGACGAGATTCCAGTTCGTCAACTTTTGCAGAAAGTTCTTGAAATGACTTAACTAAATAAGGAATTAAACTTTCCATAATAACTGTCCATGGTCTGGTACTTGCATTTTCTCCGCCAACAACAACTGAATCTGGAAGAATTTCATAAAGCTGTTGAGCTAAAAAACCTAATTTTTCTTTATTAAGACTATCTGATTTGTAAGTAAAAGACTTTACGTTAATATTATTAATAATATCACTTGCATTGATTTGTTTGTTAATAATATTTTTTAATCTTTCATCAGAAAGATTTTGTGGCCCCAACGGACCATATCTATAGCCTGCATAACTTTGTATTTGAATAAAGTTTACATCGTATATGCCTCGTTCAACTTTAATTCCACCCTCTTCAATTTCAACGTCATTGAACGTAATTACGTTATGATATCCGGTAACTATTGAAATTATCAACATAATACGTATTTGTAATAATTTTTGAACTAGTATTTAATGCTATATTTGAACTCCATGTATTGTTTATACCAGCCATTCCACTAGATGAAGATGTTAGGCTTCCTGATGCAATAGAATAGCTTCCAATAGACCCCGCAGTGGCGGTAATTATTCCATTTGTACTAACCCTAAAAGGAGCGATGCCAAATGTTTCACTGCCTAAATAAATACCATTAGAATCTGCTTTAAATACACTTGCTCCTGAACCAATCTTTATGGTTCCACCATCTAATGCTCCAGTAAAAGTTCCAGAAGCTGAAGAAAGAGATCCAGTAAAAGTTCCAGAAGCTGAAGAAAGAGATCCAGACAATGATAAGTTTGTGCCATCAAACAACAAATACTGTGAACCAGTGCCGACCTTGAAAGTTACTGGAGTAGATGGAGGACCAACAGTGGAGGGAAGCCAAAAGTTATGGGTATTTAAATTTATTGAACCAGCTGATATAGAACCTCTAATTTGCGTTGCATCAAAGATAGCTTGACCATTACCTGCAATCAACCAACCGGTATTACCAGTTGTCCACGAACCAGCCACTAATTGTCCATCATAGGTGCTTGATTTTATTACTGAGGTTGATCCAGCTAATGATATTGTATGTGCACCTATTGTTCCGGCTGTAATTTTATTAGCAGTTAAATTATTTATATATTGAGATTCGATTAATGGAGTATTCCCAGATGCTGCGATTCCCGAATAATCACTTTTTGCTCCACTTGTACTTACTGTTCTTACTCTTCCTGAATAAGTTGTAGGTGTTGAATCAGTAGAGTTTGTTACGGCAACTGTAAAAACATTTGCTTTTGCCCTGCCAGTTTTTATTGGAGAACCTGTGCCGCCTGCATTGTCGTATAGCTCATACTCAAAATAATCCAAGTCAATATCATTGACAGCCGTAAAAGAATACATAACTGTCTCAAAGCTTGCTGCCAAAGTTAAACCAACAATAGGAGAAGGATTTGATGAAGATGCTGCAGAGGGAGTCTTCACTCTTATCACTTCTGGTGAAGAATCAACAGCTGATATTTCAGCGTTTTTTGGTTTCAACGAAAAAAGATAGTTGGAATTGGGCTTGAGTCCGTGTTACTGTTTTCTTTATAATTGTCATTATCTTATTGCTCCAGTGCTAATGAATGCTATTGCAGAATCTATTTCTTCTGCATTCAAGGTCAAATTGTAATTTTTGCTGAAGGCATACTGTGTTATATTGACAGAGGATGCTGAGGATAGAGGATTTTTTTCTGAAAGAAGTTCTACCTCAAAAGAATAGTCGCTGTATTGCTCTTCTTTTGTTAGCGTATCAATATCTAGCGCATTAAAATTATATATTAGCGTATTTAAATTGCTAGACACAAAATACAAATCTATATTTGTTTCTTCTTTTACAACAATTTGTCCACTTGCGCTTGGAGTAGTTTTTGTTATTTTTACTTTTATTTTTCCTCTGTTTGGTCCCTTGTCTCCAAAAATTTTTAATCTTGGACCGCTGAATGATCCTACTATTTTTGAGCCTGGAGAGCTAGTTTCCCCATTTGTCCATAAAAAAGAATTTCCAAAATAACCTATTGTTACATCACGTGTATTGAGTGAATCTTTTTTCACATTATGAGAATAGTAATCAATTAAGTTGTTCCCAGTTCCAGAGGTTGATGCTATGTAGCTTGTTGGGTTATTGGAGGCGCTAGTAGAAATATAATTTGATGCAGATAATTCAATATACTGCACATTGTCTGAGTGATAATACAGATAATACGCACCTTCTGGTTTCAATCCTTTATTAACATTTGTAACAGATTTAAAATATAAAATATTGTCAGAATCCACTCCACTATATGTCACTGTTTTTGTATTTCCTATTTCATATACAACAACAAAAGAATCTTGATCAAAAGATTTAACAATAGAATTAGAACTCTGCGAAAAAACCTGTCCTATACTGTAGTTTTCTAGAGAAATCCCTATCCAATCTCCAATTTTTAAATTGTCTGATAAAAAAGGAAAAACTATCAATCTTCTTACAGGAGGCGTAATTGAAGTTGCCAAAGATGAATTAGTATAATATTTAAACCAAGCCATAGTTAAATCTCTTTATACAAAATTTCAAAATCATAACTATTTATTTTATCATCCTCTATTTCTATGTCAAAAGAAACATCAAAATCATAACCTCCGCCTATTTTTGAGACAGCATTGAATCCCGTAACAACTAAATTTGAATATGGTTTGTTATCTTCAAACCTATAATACTCCTCTCTTGCTGATTCATAATCTATAGAGTTTGCATTTATCGCATAGCTTCCATCTGTCATGTTGTGAGTATGATTTGCTAGATCCATACCTGCAATCGTGGCACCCTCCGCAAATGTAATTGGCCCATATATTGTTCCGCCATCAATTCTCAAATATTGAGGATGAGCATCTCCGTCTATGTCGTCTAAATCGTCATGAGAAGACCTAAGACTTTCTCTTTTTGATGAATCAACAACAATAGAACTAAATGCTTCGACGTATTTTTTTACATCATCTGATGATGGATCTGTCAAAAACGGTTGTCTTAATTTTCCTATTGATTCCATTTGTATAAGATAGTTTATGTATCTTCTTTTTAAGTTTATATTTTCAACAAAGGCAGAAAGTCTCTTGCCCAATGTAATTCTTCTTTCAACAAGGTCTGCAGTTATTGATCCAAGATTTCCAACTATCGCATTGTTTGCAACGACCAGTTCTCCGGTCAAGGTTGGCAGTTGCAAAGACATTGACGTTGTTGACATATCCAGCATGAGTGGCTCTAGCAATTTAGACTTGAATGTTAACACAGGTAACAAAAAGTTGTTGTAAAACATTTGAGATGTGTCTGAGCTATCTCTTTTTACTAAATGAATCAAAGAATTAATTTCAGACGCTATTGAATTTATTTTGATCGAAAAAAATGCTTGAAATTGCGCGGCTTGTTTTGCAGAGACTTGATCCAACTCGGATTGTGGGAGTGAGACTGGTAGGGTTGTAATTTCCTTGGCAAATTGCTTCGTATAATGCGTAACTGTTTTTGCCCAGTCTGTGAGATGTTTTGCAATTTCGCTTTCGGTTTCATTATTATATGTCTCCCCAAAATAATTAACAGATATATTTTTTATTAACATTATTTCATCATACAAATGCTCCAACATTTTTTTAATTGCATATAAATGTCCAAAGCTAGTCTGAGATATGACAAGTTCATATTGTTTTATGAATTCTCTACAGGCTCTGCATTGATGACTCGCTGCAAAAATGTATTCTTGATAACAAATAAAACTAGGTTTTGGATTTTCCACTTGTATTGTGAATGTTCCTTCTTCGGAATCAAATTGTGTCTTTTTGTTGTGTTTTTCAACATCTTTCCAAACTGCAGTATGAGCTGAATCAATTTTTGAGTTAACATAAGGATTAATATTAACACTTTCAAGATTTGTTTCAACCTCACTTAACAGGTTGTATATTATTTTTTCGCACTCAAATATATAAGATCTAACGTCTTTTATTTTTATTTGAGATACTGAATTATCAAACGCATAAGGAGAACGCTGTGTTTGGTTAAATTCTTCTATTCTTTTTTCAAGCGAATTTAAACTAGACGTATTTGATATTGGTTCTGCAAATACATCTTCTACCGCATTTGAATTTCCTAGACCATAATTAGCCATAATCTTTCCTTAAAATGTTTCCCTTCTAATTGGCGAACCAGTTTTTCTAGAAGGTCCTTTTTTAAAATAAGCTTTTGCTGCTATTGGTTGAGTTCTATTAATTATTTTTGTTTCAGAACTTGTTTTTTCATCATCATCTTTGTTACTTTGTCCGGGCATAAAAAAAGTGTTAGAAAAACTGCTTGTCTTTGTAGTATATCTTGTTTTGTGTAAATCGTTGTAATTTTCTGTTATTGATAACAAAGCTAGAATCAACGCATCGTGAGCATGATCTTGCGCTGACCCAGCTGCTTCAAAAACTGGCCTACCAGTTTGAGTAGTTCTTAAAACTACGTAAGATATTAGTTGCATATACAACTCATCGTCTTTTTCTGGAGCAACTAATATTTCTCTTTCTAAATATTGTCTTAAGTTGTCCACCATATATGGTTTTATTTCCTTTTTAACTGGCAATTTAGTGTATGGGTCCCTAATTTCTATTGCCTCTGCAAAGCTAACCCCTTTAACTTTTTGTTTTAGTCCAGATATTGGATTCTCTACACCATACTTGTGCAAAAGCTCTACTTGAACTTCTCCAAAACCTCTATCAACATATATGTGTTTTGGCTGAAATATATCATTTAATTCAACTATTTTGGAGACGGCTTTAGTCAAAGTATATTCGGATTTTTGTATTTCTTCTCTATAGGCAACTTTTACTTTGTTTCTAAATCTTTCTTCTTCATATATATCAGAGCAAGCTTCTAAAATTACGACATTTGTTCCTGCTCCATATTTGTCCCAGTCAACTCCCATAACAAAAAAACTTCTTGCAGAGTTTATCTCTGGAATATAATTCCAGCTTGGAGATATAAACGCCTTGTCAACATATTTTCTTGGATATACGCCCTCTGCGTCTTCACCCCAATCAGCTTCTATTTCGTGTCTGTATCCAATTTCTGAATATTGTTCTCTGAATTCATCTTCTTGATCTTTGGAAAAAAAAGGATTGCAGTAAGAAGGAAACCAAAATTCTTTGAATCTAGCGCTTCTGCACCATTCCCAAAATCTTTCTCTTCTACCAGTTGGAGTAGATGCACCAATCAAAACTTTGTCAAGTTGATCTTCTGCTGTTTTCTGCAGCATAGCATAAAGTGCGTCTAAATCGTCTGCATGCATGTAGTCCATTTCATCAAGAACAATGACATGTGCCTCCTGACCTCTGGCTACGTCGGATTTACCACCTGACCTCATCCCAGATGTAAAAAATCTTACTGTAGAGCCATTTGTAAATTGAATCATAAATTGAGGAGACGTTACTTTTCTTATTATTGAATTCATAACTATTTCATTTTTAGAAGCTAGTTTCAATATCTCTTGATAAATTAATTCAACATGAGATTTCATTGGTGCAATAACAAGACATCTTCCGTCTTTGTGAGTATAGCTATAGTGCAATAGATATATTGCCATACTAAAAGTCTTACCAAGACGACGACCAGCTCTTAAGACTTTTCTCAAAGCTGGGTCGCGCAAAATTAACGTTTGATAAACTCTTGTTTCTGCATCAAGAAAATGTTTAGCCCATACGCACGGATCTTTTGCTATGTGTATTTGCTTTTGTTGTTCTGCCGATATTCCGAAGTTCTAATAAATCATTATCTATTTCAAAAGGTTCATCTATCAAAAGAGATAATTCCCTATTTGTCATAGGTCTGCCAGTTACTTGTTCTCCATCAGCCCAGTTAAGATGTTGAAGTTTATTTGCAAATACCCATTCAATTCTATTAATTTGCTTAAATGTTTCAATGTCTTGAGCTTTAATTAGTTCAATTAAATCTTCTCTAGAAAGTTGTTCTAAATCTTGTCTAAATTTTTTCGTTTTAGATGATAGTGCTGCTGTCATAATTATCCAAAATGTGCTGCCAGCATAGAGCCCTCAGAGCCGAGCATGCTCCTTGCGTTTAATCTTGAATTCTGTATAGCCATAACTCCCCTTGCTCTTGATGTAGCCGCAACTTCATTATCCTTATATCCCGCTCCAAAAATGGGTTTGTTAATGCTTCCCTTCATTGATTTAAGTGCTTCTTTTTGAAAATTAATCCCACCCATTATGGCGTTGCCTACGCCCTTGCCCACATCATAGGCAAGAGTTGCCCATCCATAGGCGCTGAATGCTTTACCTGCAAGTTTACCATATGTGCCTAAATAATGTCCACCCATTTTTAAGGCAGTTCCATATTGCTTTTCTCTAAGTGCTTTCATACCAACTTGACCAGCTACGCTTCTCATAGCCTTGACATCTCCGGTTTTTAACAAGTTCATTGCATCGTCTGCATAGCTTGCCCCTGGCAGAAAACCACCAACTTTAAGAGCATGGGTTGCATCATCTACAAGTCCAGTAGGCCCGAACAATCCTGTCGATCCAATTTTAGTGGTTTCCATTGCACGACCAAAAGATCCTGCAACTCTTTTAGCTATTTTTTCATTTGATACTAATACCTTTGAAAAGTCTCCACTAATTATTCTTCCATATCCAAAAAGGTCTTTAGTTATTTGACCCGGTATAGTGTGCATTAACTTTTCTGTTATGCTCATCCCGCCCATTCCTGCTCTTATGACATCATCGTATGTTCCCGACTTAATTGCAGCATTAATCGCATCGTCTGTTATAGATGCAGGATCCATTATTGCTCCGAGTCCAGATCTTGCTAATTCATTTCTAACAATACTTTGCATAAATGGCGCATTTGTCTGTTTGCCCAACTTAAGCAAATTAGATTCTAATCTAGCTAGATTGGCTTCTGCTTTTGCTCCTCTTGCAAGAGTTCTTCTTTGTGCCCTAGTTGCTGTTGCTTCATCAAAACCCGGACTTGCCCTTAACGCATCTGCTGCCTTTTTAGCTTCTTGGAAATTGTCTGCTCTACTTGCCGTATTTAATCTACCAAAAACACCACCTGTAAACAATGGATTTGCTTCACTTCCTGAATCAACTACGTCTCCAAAAAATTTTCTGGCTATGTTTTTCATAAACTTTGGCTTCAGCAACATGTCCGAAACAAAAGCTCCACCTTGATATGGTGTATATGGAGCATTTCTGCCGGATACACCACCTAGCCTTGCAACTGAGTCAAGTCTCACTCCGGCAAAAGGAGTAACGTTAGTTGCTTGCGCTTTTATTTTTTTGCCTGCAAATCTGCCAAGAAAATTTTTACCAAAAGCGTAATCTGCCGGGTCACTCATTGTTTGATCAATGTATGCCCCTGTTCTTCTGCCTATTGATTGTCTTAGCCCTTGTAATCTTGTGTTTTTTGTTCCTTCTCCGACATCAAGAAAACCTCCACTAAACATTGTATTTGCGTAACGGGTCGCACCAAAAACAACGGACTGCGTTAGGCCCATCATTGGTATTGCACCCAAAATTTTTAGAGGCAATGGCGTCGACATTTGCATAGGTTGCTGCATGGCCTGTTGCGCAGCCTGACCCTGCACTTGTGCTCCAAATTGATCCATTTCAGGCATTAGTATCCGCCCCTTCTTGTATTGTGAGCGCCAAAAACTATGTCTCCTCTTGCATTTAATCTTTCTGCAGTTAAAAGTGATGAGTTGTAAAATGGAGATTCATTAATTATTTGCATGTTTGCTTTTCTAGCTTGATTTGTTGTTGCTATTGATCCACCTACAAACAATCCTCCCGCTGCAGCACCTGCAAGACCTCCATATGCAACTCCCGAAATTGCTCCTAGTGCTAGTCCCCTTCTGCCCCCTCCAAATCTAGGTCCCCTAGCTCCGATAGCACCGCCAGCAATTCCGCCTGTTAGCATTCCTAGCGTCATTGTAGTGTACCCTATATCCACAGCATCCCCAAATGTATCTGCAGGGAACCTAGTTGGATGTTGCGCTCTTGCTAGAGATCCTACTCCTCCAGTAGCCAAAGATCCAGTGGTTGCTCCAAGAGTAAGACCAGCAATTCCGCCAATTGTACCGCCTGCTAGCATTCCTGCTCTACCAAATCTTCTACCAAGCATTGCTCCGGCTGTTGCGCCAATACCTCCACCACCAAATCCTCCAACACCCACTGCTGCAGGATTTGCCTTATCGGGATATAGCACTCCTAGCATCATTGTTGGAGTAAGTTTAGTGCCTAGCATCTTCAGGTCTGCATCTGGATCATCAAAAGCAAGATCCATCGCTGCATCAGTCATTCCTCTTCCTAGGGTCTTTCCCAGGCCAGCAAGGAATAAACCTCCTAAAATAACGCTTCCAGCCACTTTTCGACGTGTAGAACCGCCTGGTCCCACAATTGCTCTACCCATATCGGATATCTCTGATAACGCAGGACTGCTTGATCCCACAATCGCTCTACCACTAGCGGCTAAAGATCTACCCCTAGCGGCTAAATTTGATAACACAGGCATTTTTATTCTCCAAATAGATAATTATATTTATTAGGCCCCATCATTGTGTGACCTATTTTGTTTCGATCTAAATTTCCAACAACTCCCGCAGTGACGAGTGGATCTCTTCTAATGGAATCAATCATTGTGGCATCTTGCATGTCGTAGTTTGCTTGTTGTACCAACCCCGGATTTTCAGTTGGTTGCTCTTGCATAACCTGTTCATGCAGCTGCTTGTCTCTGCCTCTTCTAGCTAAATAGTAACCAGCACTGAGAGCTGCTACACCAATTCCCCCTCTATAAACACTTGGCTTGGCTCTTTGGACTGCTTCTCTTATTCTTGCATCTCTTCCGAGTCTAATAGACGTTCCACCTATTCCTTCGTCTACTCTATGTCTAGAAAAAGCTCTTCGAAGCATGTTTCTAAATCCAGTGTTAGATTCTGCTTTAGCTAAAACTATGTCTCTATCCTCCAGCATTTGCGCTGCATCGGGCATTGATATTCCAAGTGATGCTGCGTGAGCTTCTGTGGCGTTTGTCATTCCCGGAACTGCGTACAGTAGCCCCCTTTCTCCTGCTACTCCTCCTGCTCCTGCTGTTCCCTGATCAAATCCTGCAGCCCTAAAAACCATACCTCTACTAACACCAACCTGATCATTTCCAACACTTTGAGATATACTGTGTTGAAGTGAGGCAAGACCTTCGGCAACGTCTCCGGTAACAGTTCCTCTAATTGGTCCTCCATGTTCACTAAATTGTCGAGCAATAGGAGCTATTAATTCATCTTCTATTGCGGTAGAACCTCTTTGAAGTATTCCTCTAATATTTGCAATCTCTTGTTGAGATTTAAATATTCCAGTTTCAATTAAGGTGTCATCAGATAAACCTTCGTCTATTATTTTTCTTCTCCACATATCAACAAGTCCTTCAGATAAACTTCTTGATTCTTGTCTACCCATTCTTCCTTCGCCCATTATGAAGTTAATCATTTTTTGATCATTATTCAAGTTAACTTCTGACATATGCATTTTTCCAAGTCCTGCAGATTCATAAAGTGGTGATTCCAATAATGGTGTATCAAATAGTCCAGTGGCAGTAGACTTAACTCTTATGTCACTCAATGCTTGCTGTGTTAGCCTTATTCTTCCCAGCTCCCCAGAGCCACCAGCTCTCATTACTGAAGGAGTAGTTTCTTCAAAAGTTATTACTCCCATTTCACCTAAAAGATTTCTGCCACCAGCAATCTGTTGTGCTCTAGTTGCTAGACTTTCAATTTGTTCTGAGCTCAAAGTTGCCAAATGTGCTTCAACCAAATCTGGAGTTGCACCTGGGTTTGTCATCAAAAATTGTTGCCTTGCCACTCTTAATGCAGTTGCTCTTCTTCCTTGAGTGGTACTAAAAGCAACATCTGCAGTAATTGCTGAAGCTGCAACAAAATTAGATCTAATAGTTGGATCAATCATTTCCATTCCGGCTTTTCCAAAATGTAAAGCTTGAATCATTGAAGGTGCATTTGCTTCATTAAAAACAGCCTGTCTTTCTCTCATAGATCTTCCCATAACTCTATCTATTAAAAGATTTCTTTCTTGAAGATGTGGCATTCCTACAAATCTTCTCGTTGCAGACATGGAATCAACAAAAGCTTCCTGACCAGCTTCGGTATCTAATAAATCAATCATTGAAGCTGGACCAGGAACTCCAATTCCAGCAACTGTGTCTGCGTATTGCAGAGTTCTTTCCATTTGTCCAGCTTCACTGGCAGATATTCCTAGACTTAAAACTCTTGCCCTTGTAGCTTCTCCATATGGACCAGGAGTAGCTGCTTTAGCTAAATCTAAAGTATTTTTAATTGCTCTGTGTGCAAGAAATTCTGGAACATCTGTTACAGTACCTCCAATAACTCGCTGATAAGTACCTGTAGCAAGGTTATAATCTTGATAACCTCCTGCATATTCAATTCTCATCCCCTGCATTATTCTAGGGTCTGTTGTAGTTGACAAAAATCCAAAAACCTGATCAGATATTTCTTCTATGTTTGCTAGATTTGTAGTCGGAGTCATTGCACCAATTCTTGATATTGATACTCTTGCTTGTTCTACTGCTGAAGCAAGCATGCGGTCTATAGCTACTCCTCCAATGGTTCCCCTGCTACCTGCTGTTAATAATTCCATTTGATCGGTCTGAACACCTCTTATAATAGCAGCTGATAATTGCAAGTCTACATCAGATATGTGTGCGCCGGATGCTAGTCTACGAACTAAGCCTTCACCTTCTGGCGTCTGAGTTAACCTTTCTAACAGATCTGTTGTTAATAAAATACTTTCAATACCTCTAGGTTTTACAGATTCTCCAAACCTTCCTGCTTTTAATGCTGTTTCTGGAGACAGTATTGAACTCACCGCTTCACCTAACATGGACTCTAAAGTCTCACCTCTTGCTTCTGCAGCTCGTTGTAATAGTCCCATTTTTTCAAAGATATGCTCACCTGCAAGTTGTGTAACGTCTATTACTCCTGTTCCAGAAGTTAACTTTTGTTGAAGAGCCGTTAAAAGAGCTGCTCTTTCCGGTACGTTCATAAATTCATCAAGTGCGGCAGCGCTGTTTATTATTTTTGGAACGTCAAAAGATCCAACCTTGTTACCAACAATAAACGTATTTGGATCAAGAAGATTTCTGATTTGTTCTTCATAGTTTGCTGCTGCTGAAGATCTTCCAGCTGCAGTCGTCAAATTGTGCACAATTCCTCCAGTTGACCCTGTCTCTATTCGATATGTTCTTGTTCCCAATCCTATTGCAGCCTGACCTGGTCTTCCAGCTCTTACTGATTCCATTTCTGGAACAATCATGTGCACGTTTGATCTACTTGTTGGACTTACCGGCATAGCCCCCAAGGCAGCGGTGGAATCTGCTCCTGTTAGATCATAAAAACCAACAGATAAAGACCTAACTTGATCATATGGACCAACACCTCCAGTTTCAACGTCCAAAGCAGCTAAACGTATACCTGCTGTCGCTCCTCCCGTTCTTCTTGCTTCAGTTAGTGCATCATCTAACATTTGAGTGGTATTTCTTCTCGTTAAACCCTGCCTTAAATATTCTGCGGTTGGAATATCTGTTGCGGATACTCTCATTGCATTTCTTCCCAATCCTCGCTTGGTTATATCAACAGAAATTGCCCTTCCTTGAAGCAAAGTGTCTAGGGCATTATCCACGCCTGGTTGAGACATTCCATAAACAGTGGCTCTCCTTGGGTTACCTGATGGAAGCTGTATAGAAGGAAGACCATAACTTGATTCATAACTTTGAAATACAAGATCTTGAAATTGTCTATCTAATCTGGATCTTTCTGCTTGAGATGATATCAAGGAAAGATTCATTGTTGGAGAATCCAAAGCTAGCTCTAGCATTCGTTTTCTTTGAGAACCAAAAAGACCACCTTCTAGTTCTGCTCTTATTGCATCTCTATAAGCAACTTGCAGATTTTCTAGTCCTTCAAAAATTTCTGCGTTGTCAATAGTTCTAGGTACTCGAGCTGCACTTGGTAATCTTAAATTTTTTTCTACCAGTCTTTCAATTTCTGCTCTTGATTTTTGAGTACCAAAAACTTCTACGTACATATCGACAATATCGTCAAACTTTGACATGTTATTCTTCCTGGTTTGTATCTATCGTTTGGGCCTCGATGTATTCGTCCAATTCGTATGTTCCCAATTTTTGTTTGAGTAGTTTTTCTCTTTGTATTTCAATATTTTGAACTTTAGAAATAATATCTGATATAGCCTGTGCGGTATCCAGTTGAACTTGCCCAATTTTTGCTTTTGCTTCTCTTGTTGCAAGAAGTTGATTACGCAAGTCTTTTCTTCTTTTGTGAAGTTTATCTTCTAGCTCCACTGCTAGGTGTAATTCTTTTTTCATTATTGGTTGTCCATCTTGGTCAATTCCAATAACATTTTCTTGTATAAAATGCTCTTTGGCTAATAATTTTGTTTTTCTTAGGTACTGAACCTCTTGGTCAACCAAGTCTCTTACCATAGAAACTTCTACTAAATTATTTGGATTTACATCTAGTTGCTGCAGGTATTCTTGAGTAAACTGAACAACCATAGACATTTCAAGTGGACATGGTTTGTTTCTCGGTGCAACATTTTCTTTAAGCAATGGACATGTCTCTGAAAAAATACATCTTTCAGCTTCACAATTCATTGGTATAGATGCAAACATAGCTGTCTTTGTTTTTTGTGGCTTAACTAATTCGTTTGCTTTTTTTATCTCTTCTTCAGACCATGATTCTGGAAAAAATAAATCTGGTCTTAAAGATTCAAAATTTTTCATAAAAGAATTTTTATCTTCTGGTTTTTGTATGTTACCCATTAAAATCAATCCACTCTGTTGTGTAAAAACCTTTGTCATCAAAATGCTCTACAACGGCACTTCTGCAATGCGTGCAATAACGCTCTTTTGAATACAAAAATTCTGGTTGTTCAACAAAATATTCTACTATTTCTTGCATTGTTTTTGAACACCTTGGACACTGCACATTATTGCTCTGTTATTAGTTCACTCAAACTTTTCTGCAACTTTTGCATTATTTCTATATTATTCGCTGCATTTGTGAAAACTCCAATTTCTTTCATTTTGTCTGGAGTTAATGTAGAACTAATTATAAATCTTGCCCCTTTGCAAATATCGCAGTATATTTCTTTTTCAGACAGCGAACATATGCAGGGATCTATTATGTTAAAAAATTCTAAAGCTTTTGCTATTTCATACCATCTAGCTTTAAACATCTTCTTTGTCTGCTCTTTGTAGGCTCTAAGCTTATGCTGATCACTGGACAGCAATGTTCCCATATCCAAGCACTGTTTCATTAAATCATTTATTGTTTTATATAAAAAATTAGGTAGCTCAAAATCACCTGATTCATTAATAAAACTTTCCCAATTACTCATTATTAAATTGGCCTTCCATTTTGTGGAACTGGTGCAATTGGTCTTCTTGGATTATATCCACCTCTGTGATCTTTTCTTTTGTTGGCAAATCCAATTCCACCTAAGGCTGCACCTGCGCCTATGGCTTTTCTTCCTGTTCTAATATTCTGTGGTTGCATAGAGGTTCTGTATGCCGATGCTATTGCGCTGCCCATTCTATTTCCAGCAGGAAAAGTACCAGAAGGCATATGACCAGCCCTCATTGAACCTTTCAATAATCTATTGATACCATAACCAAGTGGCTCTGCGACATTATCAATGGCTCCACCTATTCTTCCAAAAACCCCTGGCATGTTAGTACATCCTAATTCCGGTTGGTCTTCCTACTGTTTTGTCTAACCCAGATGATCTTCTTCTCATGATTGCTCCGGCACCCACAACTGCCGCTGCAGCTGCTGCGCCTTTCTTATAGGGATGTGATCCAATGCTGCTTCTGACAGCAGAACGAAGACCTTGACCAGATAAATTTGTAGTAAAATTTGAAACTGCTCTTCTTGCAGATGATAGCGGCATAAAACCTCCTGAGGTTTTTCAGTTATAGTAATTAAATTTTTTCTGCTAAAGAATCTTTTTTGTTTGGTTTAATTATAGTAGTTTTAATTAAGTTATCCTTGCAGTCTAAATCAAATATAGACCCTCTAGGAGTAGCTTTTTCAACTATAAATTTTGCTAGCGGGTCTTCTATTTTTTCTCTTCTTATTTGAGCCAGTCCTCTTGCTCCTTTAATTGAGTCTACTCCATTATTAATTAAAAAACTTAAAACACTATCTGTGTATCTAATTGAATAGCCTTTTTTACCTAATTTTTCTCCGACTATAGACATTTCTATTTGTGCAATTCGCCTACAGTCTTCTTCAGACAAATAATTGAAAATAACTGTTTTATCTATTCTATTTAAAAATTCTGGTTTGAAATGTTTTTTTATTGCGTCGTTTGCGTTTCTTTCAACAACATCTCTTGATGGTATTTCTTTTGTGTTATTTTTATAGCCAACAGAATTAGTAAAACCGGCTCCTCCCGAAAGTAAGCTTGTGCTAACTTTATCGTTTCCAAGATTAGTGGTCATAATAATTACGGTATTTTTGAAGTCCACTATTTCTCCTTTTGCGTCAGTTAAAATTCCGTCATCAAATACTCTTAAAAAAGTGTTCCAAATATCTGGATGAGCCTTTTCTATTTCGTCCAATAAAACAACTGTGTTTGGTTGTTTTTTAACTATGTTAACTAACTGACCACCTTCTTCATGGCCTACGTAGCCAGGGGGTGATCCAATTAACTTTTGATTTTCATGCTTGTGCTGAAATTCTCCACAGTCTATTCTGACCATTGATTTTTCTAAACCAAACAAGTACTTGTGCAGACAATTGGCTAAATGAGTTTTTCCTACTCCAGACGATCCCGCAAACAAGAAAACACCCAACGGTCTATTTTCGTCATTTAATCCTGCTTGACATCTTCTAAGGGCATCGACTATTATTGAAATTGCTTGGTCCTGCCCTATTATGTTTTCTTGCAAATAGGCATTGAGACCCATAAATTTTTGTTTTGTAATTGGCTTTGTCTTTTTTGCATTTGGTTTTTCAGTTTCTTCGCTTGCAAAGTCTGTTGAATCTAATTTTGTATGTTTTTTTTCTAATTTTTTAATTTTCTCCAAAAATGATTTAGACACAAGATCATCATCAACATCAGAACCAAATAAAAATGGATCAGTAGATTTGGGTGCGTCATACGCAATGTTGATCCATCCGTCTAAGTCTAAACCGGGATTTAACATTACACACCCTGAGTACAGGGCATCGACTATTTTTTCGGCAGCTTTTCTGCTCATCATACGCAAAGAATCTGATATTTCGCTTTTAAGGTTAAAAACAAAAAAATCAATTACAGTTTTTTTAAATTTTATAAACTCTGCTTGGTTTGAAATATTTCCATGAGAAGATAAGAAACTCTGCACACCTTCTGGATCCAGCACCTTAAACTTGACATACGTTGCAAGTTCGGGAAAATATATCTGGTAAAGCTTCATACAAACATCCTCTGCTTAAAAGTATAGTAACAGAAAAAAATGTTTGTTGTATTTTCCTTCGTATCTGAGAGAGATTATTATCAATCTTACACTAGATTGAGATAGAGCACACAGATCCTATAGGGCTTCTGGATACGATTATACAGCATCACGGCACTGTGTCAAATAAAAATTACGAAATATCCTCTATGCTAGGGTGATCTTCTACACATGGACCAAAAAAATCCCAAATCCTAATTAAATCTTCTACAGTATTTATTCTGTATTTTAAAATTTTTATCGCTCTAATGTAGTCGTGATTATAATTTGAGTTTTTAAACATGTTGTTGTTAGCCTTATGTTGTGGTAGTATTTACGTCAGTCAGTATATCACCAAAGAAAGACATCAACGCACAAATGAACGAATCAGAAGATTTTGAGGAAGTATCCTTAAATTCTACAAAAAAACAAAAAGATGAGTCTAGGCAGCTGGAGCTAGCAATAGCTCAGATTGAAAGACAATTTGGAGCAGGGTCTGTTATGAGATTGGGTTCTTCTAAATTTACGTCTTGGCCATCAATATCAACTGGAGCTCTGTCTCTCGATAGAATTCTTGGCATTGGTGGCTTACCGAAAGGTAGAGTGGTTGAAATATATGGCCCAGAATCTTCTGGCAAATCAACTTTAGCTTTATCTGTTATTGCCCAAGCCCAAAAGCAGGGTATTAGGTGCGCTTATGTAGATGCCGAACATGCGCTTGATCCGGTCTACATGCAAGATGTAGGAATTAATTTAGATGAATTATTATTAGCTCAACCTGATTATGGTGAACAGGGTCTGGAAATTGTTGACAAGCTAATTAGAACAGGCGAGCTTGGAGTAGTAGTTGTAGATTCTGTAGCGTCTTTAATTCCTAAAGCTGAATTAGAAGGTGAAATGGAATCCATGCAAATGGGTGCGCAAGCACGTATGATGTCAAAGGCAATGCGCAAACTTGTCGGATTAGCTAACCAGCACAAAACATTAATAATTTTTATCAATCAAATAAGGATGAAGATAGGTATTATGTTTGGCAATCCTGAAACTACTCCGGGCGGGAAAGCTCTTCCCTATGCAGCGTCAGTAAGAATTGACATAAGAAAGAAGGAAGACTTGAAAGATAAATCTGGAGAATCAGTAGGAATTAGAGTAAAAGCTAAGATTATCAAGAACAAGATGGCTCCGCCATTAAAAATAACTGAGTTTAATATACTTTACGGAAAAGGAATAGATGAGTATGGATGTGTTTTTGACGTTGCAGTGGATCAAGGAATCTTTACACAAAAAGGTGCATGGATTTATTATCAAGGTGAGCTCTTTTCTCAAGGACGAGAAAACGCAATATCACAAATAAGGGACAACGAAGATTTGTTTAGAGATATCAAAGAAAAGCTTGCCAATGATGGTTGAGAGCAAAAAAATTGAACCATGCCCTGATTGTCCAATTCCAACTAATTATATAGTTAGAAATGGTTTATCAAATGGAAATAAATGTCTTTACATAGATTGTAGAGAATGTGGAGATAAATGGATAGAGGAGTTAGAAAATGAATGAAGAAGACCTAAAAAACTTTTATAAAAAATACGAAAATTACACACAAAAAAACAACGTCTTTAATTTTCAATCTAGAAAAGAAAAAAGCGATTCAATTCCGGTAAAACTAAGAGTATCTTTTGACCTTAAACCATCAGAAGAGTTTATTGAGAAGATGGAGTACAGATTGCTGAAAGTTCAAGAAGCTTTAGATGATTTAAGAGATGAATTGTATTTGTATTCAGATGATTGAGTTACTATAACTACATGAAAATAATTGAGCTGAAAAAGATCTAGCTTTTTGCCAAACGCAAAACGCGCGCAATTTTTTTCGGTTTTTATTTTTTTTAAACAGAGGAATAAGGACTTATAATATGAATTTTTTTCTCGATCTGATAAAAAAAATTTTGGAATCAGACAGAATAGACATCCAAAATGGAATATTTGATTTTGATTCTCAAGGAGAAATTCAAGACAGTGTCTTGACCGCATACTCAGAAGAAGACGGCCAGATCACTCTAGCCGTCTTCTCCAAGGAACAATGGGATATGGTCAACGACATCTGTGCACTAAATGGTGATGATCAAGAAACCGTCGTCAGATCATTGGCCACGGAAATTCCAAACGTGTTCACCATAAACCCCGATGACTTTAATTAAACATATTTTATAGGTCCGTACACATCATCAAAGCAATTCTGGCCGTAAGTGTCGTACAACAAACATCCATACATCTCAAGAGCAAATCTTTTTGACATTTGTGCCGGAAGTACAGTTTTAATCTTTTGATTGATGTGAGCGCCGGCCAAATCAAAACCATTTGAATTAGTATAGAAATTATACAATAAAGTACGCTCCGATAAATTTTCATACATTGCCTCATCATAGGGATTATTGACAAGAACCATGCAGTCAAAATCATATCCATACTTGAACTGTAAATCAACACCCATTCTACATTCATTTTCCAATCCCATGAATATCACATTACCATGTGAGACCTGACAATTGTCATACAGTACAGTGGCCAATCTTTGCGTCTTTTTTCTATCAAAGTCATCTCTATTATTGGTATTAAATAATAATAAGTTATGACCAGGTGACAGTAGTCCTATCAATGATGAATTTATTCTCCAAGGATTCTTGGATCTGAACAATTTCTCTGATCCTACCAATATGTTGTTTGGCATGGTGTTTATGGTGGCCATGATGGGTATCAGTAGTCGTATCCGTAGTTGTCCATGTCAAAATCGACGTCATTGTAGGCTGGTCTGAACATATCATATTCTGTCTTTGTGTATTGACCGAGGTATTGATCTATCTCTTCGTATGATTCCAAATTAAAATTTTCTGGATCAATAATGTTTGTCATTTCAGTGATTCTTTCTGTTTGTATGTTCGCCGGCTTTTCCGACAAAGTGAGCATACGTTATCACAAGGTTTTTCGATTTGGCAACTTGTTGTGGGAAATTTATAGGAAAAATTTTCGTAGCTCTATAAAGGTGTATAAAAATCTTAAGAGTTAAAAAAATAAGGAAAATTTATGAGCGGGTAATAGTTAAGTTGTATTTGTATGGTTTACTTTAACGAGCCCACCCCCCCATACCCTCTTATTGTTGTCTTTTTTTTATGGGTAGCCACTCGGTTACTCACGCACACCAAACTGCCTAAAGAAAGAAGGTAAACAATATGATGCGGTTAAATCAGGATGAGCATCCTAACAACAACAACGGTCCACAGTGCATCCATTGTGGGCAACACTATAATCATTTCGACTACTACCTATCGGGGTACTGCTCGGTCGAGTGCAAGGAAGAGTGGCTCCAAGAAGCTGACAAGAAGGACAAGAACTAGAGCAAATCGGAGAGAAGACCCCGAAAGGGGTTTTCTCTTTATGGGTAGTCTGACGACTTCCTTCATTTACCTTTGTGAAAGGAGGTGAATTGAACCAAATCAAGGCGTTCCTCGCGGAGCACTGGGAGTTGGTCCTCGTGGCCATTCTTCTTTTGACTCCAGCGGTGAGCTGGGCCGGAGCTATCGTGCAAGCGATATTCGGCCTGGTGAACTGGCTTGGTGTTGCTGTGGCCATAGGGTTCTTCGGATCCAGATGGTTCACCAGGAACAACAGGTGAGTTGATCGTCAACTGAATTGGATCGGGGCCATATCCTTGGCCTGGCACCAGAAGTTTAAGTAAGCGAAAAAAAAGAAGCTGAACAATCAAGGGTATTGAAGGGCGGCCCGTCTCGTATGCGGGCGTTCTTCTTTTATGGGTAGTCTCTGGACTTGGTAGTCCAGACCCAACATGAAGGGAGATTGTCATGGGGGCCCAAGGGCCCAACAGACATTCACAACCAAAATGCAGACTGGAACACTGGCACAAGATCGTTGAGATCGTTGCTAAGAATCCTGAGCGATTTCCCACAATCAAAGTGGGTGTCGAAGAGGAAATCGAGGCAATGAGCAAGTGTCCCTGCACAAAGTGCAGCACTGTTTTTAAATGTGTGAAGTGCGGAACAGGCATTGCTCTGGAACGTTTTTCTACACAGGAAAAGAATGGCTGGCCGCACTATTGTGAAGACTGCACGACAGCATGGATTGATCGCATGATCAACATGAAATCAGCAGAAGGCAACTGAGCAGAAAAAGGATGCTCAAAGGAGGAGACCCCGAAAGGGGTTTTCTCTTTATGGGTAGTCTGACGACTATCTGGACACGGCCAGGCACGTGTTTTGTCCCAAAACAAACAAAACACAACAGCAGGAGGAATCATGCTGCAATGCAACCAAATCCGTGAGATCGAAATCGCTCTCACAATCACAGACAACGACAAAGCAAACGCCAATGTCGAGGCCATCATGACCCACGTGAGGGGTCTGATGGAGCTCCTCCACTACGGCCAAGCACAATTGAAGGAGGCTGTGGCAATACTGGAGAAGAGGAAGAGCTGTCTCGACGGCGTAATCAACTACGCCAACGATAAGCTCAACTCCTAACTAAAAGGTAGAAGGTAGCCTGGTACCTTCGGAGAGAGGACCCCAGAAATGGGGTTTTCTCTTTATGGGTAGCTTGACGGCTGCCTAAAGGAGGAGAGTTTATGTCTCTACAATCCATGAAAGGAGGTGACATGGGCCCCACCAACGCGTCCATCGAGGAGCGTGTGAAGCTGGCAACGGAAGTCGAAGACATCCGTTTCAGGATCCACGAGCTCGAGAGGAAGGGAATCACAGCGTTCACGGTTGACCAGCGCAAGTTGGACAACTCGCTGATCGAGCTGCTCCCGGAGATCTTTGGCTGATCCTCAAATATGGACCGGAGGATTATGTGAACCTCTGTTACTCACAATCACGGGAGAAGCCCCCTTCGGGGGGTTTTCTCTTTATGGGTAGTCCCCAGGCATGAAAGTCTGGGCCCAATACAAAGGAGATGCCGATGGCATTACCGGATAAGGTCCGCACTGGCCTTGAGCAGGTGCAAAAGGACTTGGCAGAAGCAATTCAAGAGAGGAACATCGCAGACCAAGAATGGTTTTCGTGGACCGATCTTGAAGAGGTGATCGCCAAGATTCTTCAGGACTGAACCAAAAGGATAACGGGTGGTAAGTTCGCCCGTTTTTCCTTTATGGGTAGCCCATTGACTTGGGCTCCTACGCCAACTCAGTTGCGTTAAAAACTGGGGGAAAGGAGGTCCTCATATGGTCCTCTGGAAGGTGCGCTACACGTGCGCTCACTCCGGACACCCGAGGTCCGTGAAGGTGCTGGCCAAGAACCCGCTCCAGGCACGGCTCCGGGTCCAGATCAGGAACCGTGGGTACTACGAGGCCAACCTCGCAGAACTCTTCACGGTGACCCGTGTCTGGCCGAAGTAGTCACGTAGCACACAGCTGTTAAGTCAAGCCGGGCCTGATTGGTAGCCTGGGACCAGAAGCCATCAAAGAGAAAGACCCATGTAGGGAGGCTCTGATACACGTTATCACACCTTCAGCATGGGTCTTTTCTCTTTATGGGTAGTTTGACAGCTGCCAAGTCGTACGGTAACTCCGTGCGCATATCAAGGAGAAATCCCAATGGACAGTCAGATGCAGGACGAAGACCTGCGTTCGGAGTTGTCATACTGGACAGACGAGAGGTTCTTTTACTTCTCGTCAACCAAGACGGGGAAGGAGTACAAGTTCATCTTGTTGCTCCAAGCCATCTTCAACGTCCAGTCTGACAGCGTTTCCTACGCGGCGCAATCCGCCACGGAGCGTCTCAGCAGGTACGTCATCAACATGGTACCAGTCGGCTACTCTACTCGGTTGATCCGAGGCGAGCCCGATCCCGGTGTCTCCTACTTCGTCGAGTTAACCATTTCATGGCGATTCGACAAGTATGGTGATCGCTACCCGTTCGTCGCATACGTCCTCGTCCCTTCCGAGCACTACAGGCAGTACGTGGAGCTCCACAACAGCATCGGGTACAACCCGCAACTGGGTGCGATGTGGTTCCACGCCAACGTGCCACTGGTCCACATCGTGGACCAGGACTTCGAGAAAAACTTGGAGTTCCTGGTGGAAGGGCTCTTTCAGAAGGGCACTGACTACTGAGCAAAAAAGGATGCTCAAAGGAGAGGACCCCAGAAATGGGGTTTTCTCTTTATGGGTAGATCCCAGACCAGGTAGGTCATCTATCCAGAAAGGAGGTAAATATGGGCAAGCGTGGTCTGTGCACTGAGCACGGACTGACCGATTTCCGCAAACTGCGGGACGGTCATGTCTGTTGCGAGTGCTTCAGACTCGTCCGTTGGGACGACGATGCTTGGAGACACCAGGAATGGGCTCTCTTGGCTCGTTTTGCCGACGTCGAGTTGACAGACTAACTGAATAAGACTCGGGGCGTAGTGACCGCCTGGCAACAGAACAAACACTAGAGATTACCCTCTTCGGGGGGTTTTCTCTTTATGGGTAGACTCTACTGTCTATCTGCGCTACCAGATTGGCGTACAAGAATCTGGAGAAAGGAGAATGTCATGAACATTACTCCTCGCCGCATCCACCCCGCTAGCCTCTATGAAATTCCAACTTGGACACAGTTTGTTGATTGTGTTCAAGACTACCACAATGTCGCTATCTCTGAAAGGGCCGTGGTGGTAAACAAGGTGATTCTTCCTGTCATTGGTTGTGTTGTTGTGATCGACAATGTCGTTGGTGCAACTCATAGCGCTCTTGTCACGTTGGAGCTTGCGTACGGTGAGCAGGCTATAATTAGTGTTGATTTGACGTGGATGGCATCGACTCGAACCGATTTCATTGAAACACGATTTGATGTTGATGTGAATCATCAGGAATACGACGTTTATTTGGCTATGGACTCGACGCGGACAACTTTTGATAACAAGGTGGAAAACGTTAATGATTACAACGAAACCTTTTCGGCAATCATTGAAGCAATGCCTCAGCACGTGGAGGACTTGATTGATTGGCACAATGCACGTTCATTCGATATATGAGCAGAAGAAAAGCTGTTCAAAGGAGAAGACCTCGAAAGAGGTTTTTTCTTTATGGGTAGCCACTCGGTTACCTGCGCCCGACCAGGCTTGCGCAAAAAAGTCTGGAGAAAGGAGTTCGCCATGAGCGACTTCTTTGCCCCTATCCGCCCCTCTATCTCAAGTCAGGCCAGGCCTGACTACCAAAAGATTCTCGACATGCCGGGAATCGATGGGTTGATCCTTCGTCTCGAGGACAATGGCATTGTCGTCACCAACCGTATGTTGGTGAAGGACAAGAAGGACAGCCTGGGTGTTGTTGGCAGCTTCTTTAAGCAGGTTGGCGACGAGCAGCTTGGCAACTGGGTGACAGTTTCTCTGTTGCTTTCGGTCGACGAGGGCACCCTTATGTGGACACAGTTTTCGTATCCGTTGAACGCAAATGGAGAGTTTGTCGACAGCGACGATGATTGCATGTATCACGAGTGGTGTTGGCGTATTGGAAGGCTGCATGAGCTGAACAGGGTTGAGCTCTGGGAGACGATTAAGGAAGAGCATGCCAAGTCATTTGGCGACATGGACTTGCACCACGAGATTTTCAGCCCGTCGGTGTGTGTCGGATGGGACCAGTCCTTTAGGTACACGCCGGAAAGGTGGATTTCCAGCCTGTTTAGCCGTTACAAGGCAATCAATCTGCCGAGTTCTTCTGCTTAAGGACTAGAGCAAATCGGAGAGATTACCCCGAAAGGGGTTTTCTCTTTATGGGTAGCTTGACGGCTGCCAAGTCCTACATCGCTGTGATGTGGGCAGAACATGGAAGGAAACTACCATGAAGAAAGGAATCATCGCCATAACCTTGGTGGCGATCCTTTCCTGGACATTCAAGGGATGCGTCCAGCATCAGGAAACATCCTGGTGCAACGGTGCAACCGTGACAGTTCAGGAGGGTTGGACCAAGTGGGATGGGGTGATCACCAATTGCTGGGGAGACCTAGAGACAGCAATGTACTACATTTCAATGAAGTACGGATCTGTTGAGATTGGTGACATTGTCCAGTTCCCCAACGGAAAAATCAACCCGTAAAGGGCGAACAAGCAACATTCCTGCAATGAACTGAAAAGGCAGTTCAAAGAAAGGGCCCCGAAAGGGGTTCTTTCTTTATGGGTAGACTAAGAGTCTCTTGGTAGAGGCCACCCGAAAGGAAACCATGGACGAGAAGGATTGGGGGCTTGTCGAAGCTCTCATGAATCTCCCTATTGGAGCTCTGCTTCTGTGGGCATCTGCTGACCTGCTGTATGACGAGATCGTCACTCATGTGCGCGATTTTGTCGACGGCATGCCTGTTGAGTGCCCTCGCTGGGTTGACGTCGAGTTGATTGGTCTTGAAAAAGGCTTTAACTGGGCGTTTACCGTAGTCAGTGAGTATAACTCCGAGTTGGAGAAGACCGACCCGTTTCATCTCCTGAGCCCGACAAAGGACATCACTCATCACGTTGTGACTGAGTGCCTTAAGGCTTGGCTGAAGAAAGAAATCCAGCGTGATGACATCGTCGTTATGTACAACGAGGAGCACATCACCAAGATGGAGATCAACATCTTCAACGTCACCGAGGGGTTCACGAAGTAGCCATTGCTTAGGCAAGGGCGAACCAAGGATTCACCATCCTATACATATCTTAATACTTGGTGATTGAGAAACACAATTGGTGATTGAGAAACCGTGCTTTTTAGTGCGGTTTTCTCTTTATGGGTAGACACCAAGCCCTGTGCATCCAGCACAGAAGCTTGTTGAATACCAAGACGTACACCAACCCGGTGTGCGCACCTCACCACAGGTGACTCTGTGGAGAAAGGGGAGATCGAGATGAGCAATCACGATCACGCCGAGGACATCGACAAGAACCTGCTGGAGGCCTGTGTGGCCCTCTTGAAGGTGCGCGGAGAGTTCCTCAGGTGTCGCTTTCCCGAGGACATGGAGGAGTACAAGATCCTGCTGCGGCAGGAGCTGGACGCCAAAAAAGCCCTCGTGAAGGCAGCCAAGGCCTGGGACCAGTAGTCTCAAGTCAGACATGCTCAAGTAGTTGATTATTATCAATGAGTTATATAAAGAATACCACACTGCCAGTGTGGTTTTTCTTTTATGGGTAGGTTGACAGCCTCCCAGTTTGCCTGATTGCGACTACCACGAAAGAGGTATAACAATGAAGGAAAAGAAGATGGAGGAGGCCGTTTCGGCGGTCACCTTTTTGATTGGCTTCATGACGATTCTGGGGTATGACCCCAAGGCGACACAGAAGCTCGGCAAGTGGGTCAACGAGATCCCGCGAGACGATGAGTTCACACAGAATGTGGAACAGACTCTCAACGGCCTCGAAGACCTGCAGTCTTTTCTCCAAGAGATGCTGAAGCTCAACGCTGACGTAATCGCTGAGGAGATGGAGGCGTTGCACCAGCAAGTGCAGGAGTTGCGCCAACTTCAACAGGACAAGCAAGCACGGATCAACGACGCAGAAGTCGACGGTCGGTGCTCGTACTGCTTCCGCAAGGCTGGACAGGGTGGCTGCATGGGCCGCCACACTGGACACCCTGCCAAGGCACCGAAAACCCACAAGTAACCATAGTGGTCAGGCAAACGGAGAGAGGACCCCAGAAATGGGGTTTTCTCTTTATGGGTAGCTTGACGGCTGCCAAGTCCTACATCGCTGTGATGTGGGCAGAACATGGAGGAAAAACCATGACAATACACTGGAATCACAAGGTGGTGACCTTATTTGGTCGCGACGCTGAAGTCAGAGAGGAGCTAGCAGCATATCGAAAGTTGCACACCGAACTGACAGAAAAGCTGAGGAACATGGGAAATCAGATAGAAGAAGCTGAACAGCTCCTGAATCTGGTCAACATGACCACTGATGTGATCAACGGAATCGCAATAAACGTCAGAATAGACGAAGATGCGTTATACGTAGCCGAAATTCGAGCAGTGACCGATCCCACGAACATGTGGGCACTTGTCTACAAGCAGAAGAACTCGGCAGAAGTCCAGTACGGAGTCCAGTTGGGCAGTCACAGAACGCTGTACAACAGGGGCTACACCAAGGAGGAGGCGATTGAAATTGCCAAGGACTGGGTGACAGGAAAGACATCAAATAGCTGAAGAAAGGCAGCAATGGAGAGAGCCCCGAAAGGGGTTCTCTCTTTATTGGTAGCTTGACGGCTGCCTAAAACCAACAACAAACAATCAAGGAGCACATAGTGTTACTGAAACGTGAATACAAGGAAACTCAAATCAAGGAAAAGCTGTACCACAAATACGGCTTCACTGGAGCAGAGAAAATCCTCTTTCATGCACAATCAATCCAGATCAACAGCCACAATTGGATGTCCTTGGACAAAGCAGTCAAAAAGGCAATCAAGTGGATGCTGTTCACATACTCACGCGAAGAACTGCGTGAAATCGGAATGATCAACGAAGAGAACTGAAGAAAGGCAGTTCGGAGAGGGCCCCGAAAGGGGTTCTCTCTTTATTGGTAGCTTGACGGTTGCCAAGGCCTTCAAACCTTTGAAAGGAGGTGAAAAATGGTCAAGCTGAACCGTGTCGAAGAGTCGTGCCACAAGCACGGCTTGACGATGCGTGAAGTTGTCTGGTTTCCACACTGCGATGCAGATATGGTGCCAACTTCTTCAGACAGCTACCTCGTATGCCCGGCATGCGAGGACGAGGATCCACTAGTCATCCAACTCGATCTCGAGGACTAGAATTCTCACCACTCAGGGAGTAGCTAACCCTGCCTACCCTGGCAAATAACCAGGGATTGTAATATCCACCATTAGTAGGGGAGAGCCACACAGCCAGTGTGGTTTTCCCTTTATGGGTAGGCCTTAGGCCTTATCTAGACCTGGTCCCTGGGTCTTTAAGAAAGAGGAGACAGGAACCTGGTGCCTACCACCAGGCTGTGTCGTGAGGCATAGCATAAATCAGTAGGCCACAGTGAAGTAGACACATTGTGGTTAAACAATCATGTCTGCCTGACATGACAACTTGGAGGTTGCCATGAAGAAAAAGCTGTTCATCAACAGCGTCCCCAAGGCCAACAACCGCAAGGACGGCGGTGGAGTGTTCCACACCGTCCTCGTGGGAGTGCCCCGAGCCGAACTGAAGGCCCTCACTGGGCTGGAGGACTCGGACCTCGACCGGCTCACGGTGACGATGGAGATCTTCCCCGAGAAGCTCGCCATCTACACCAAGGCCAAGGTGGCGTCACTGAAGAACAACTGGAAGCTGGTCCTCAACTGCGACGAGTTCGTCGTGACCGAGGTCAAGCCCAACGTCTACATCAAGGACGGCGAGACCATCAACGGTCTGCAGGCCTCGGTGTGGAGCAAGGGTGAGTCGCAGCTCGACATCTTGAAGGGATCCTTCTCGGTGTCGGCTGAACTGGCTGACCTCATGGGCGAGCTGGACGACGACGAGGCCGAAACCCTCTAGTCGACCAGTCGGCTTTCCTGCCCTGGCAAATAACCAGGGATTGCAATATCCACCACTAGTAAGGGGGAGCCACACAGCCAGTGTGGTTTTCCCTTTAATGGTAGACGTTAGGTCTATCAAACGCTACTAGACGGCGTCCGAGAGTCTAGAAAGGAGGTCTGCCATGAGCGATCACCCTGTCCCATCCACCCACTACCAATCGGTCAATGGAGAACCGATACCAATCCCCATATTCATCCCACCAACACAGGAGGTTGTTTCTATGGATGAAATCACCCAAAACCCATTCAACGACATAAGGGAAGCAAAAACCTTGAAATACATGATGAGACGCAAAGATGGATCATTGTACGAGTTTGACATGTCCATCCTCACAAAGCCATTTGAGGAAATGTCAAACATGGAACTGGTCCTTGCATGGATCAAAGCACATCAGATATTTGATCTGCTTGAGAAGAAAATGCAGGCTTATACCGAAACAGATGAGTACTCGTTTCGAGATTGGAAGAAAGCAGTCAAGCTTGACAAAGAGACCTACGCGGTCGAAAGGTTGGCTGAAGAGTTCCTTTTCGAGAAGTTTCAGATGGAGAGCCACATTTTGGAAAGCAAAAGTGAACGGTTGCAGTCCGCCCGCCTAGGTCTTCACCCTGGCGAGTGGGTACAAACCCCAGCTACTGTTCTCTGTCCCTGGGATGATGAGAACTACAATCCTGGATACGTGTACTCATACAGGATCCTGCAGCCGAAGATCAAAAAGCACACAGGTGAAGGATCTGTTGACATTACTGAATTCCTGGTCAGCGATATCACTGGAAGAAGCCAAGACGAAAAGCAGAAGCGCAGGCTGCTGATTGAATTCAACACTTACACAGCTAGCACTTCTGGTTCTCACTACAAGAAGAAGTGGCCATATGCCATGATGATCACTCGCACCAAAGATGGCTTGAGAATCATGTGGGTGAGAGTTCGCGGAAAGAAGGGTCAGAAGTTCATCTTCGGAGCATCGTACTCAATGATGGAAAGAAAGAAGCTTGTTCCAAAAGTGGGTCGCTCTGCAGGTACCAATCCAATTCCCCTGCGGATTTATGAGTACCTTCATCAGACAACTGAGGTTGCAGACTGGCTGCCGATTACAAAGTACATCACTGCTACGAGGATGAACTTCGACATCGCTATGTTGCACCCGTTTGGGATTGACATGAGCCTGTTGTACTGGGTTGGTGGCTGCATGGATGTCAAGGAAATCATCAACAAGGCCTATGGAAAGAGTGGCGTCAACGGTGTCACAAAGCACATGTTTGGTGGTCGAAACAACATTGACTCGCTTGTCAAACTGCGTGTTGCAATCTGGTGGGCTCGTGTTCTGCGCGACTTTCCTTCAACAGTGTTCAACAATATTGATTTGGATCTCCATTTCCCACCAAATCTATCTGCCATTACGACTCATCCACTTCCACTGGTGATGATCAAGACCGAAGAAGAAACAAGGCGATTCTTCAAGATGTTTGGAGCAAAGCAGGCGTACATTGATGACCTCATGGATCCAACGAAAGAGGACGACACATACTACCTTGATCGTTATGCCCATCGTTTGTACACACCGATTAGTTACATGCAGGACGTAGTCTCAGCGATGAAGTCGATCACAAACAAGACACATCGCACTGCAATCATCACTCACGTCAAGAACAATTCAATGACAATTAGGGAGATTCACGACTATGTCATTGCTGAACACGCAAAGATCAAGCAGGAGAACAGAAAACTGAAGAACACCGTTTTCAACAAGAAGTTCTTGAAGCATCAGGGCACCTGGATCAACGATGACATTCAAGTAATTGTTCCAACTCAGACTCATGACTTGGTTGAGTGGGGAGCAGCGCAAGAGAATTGCATTGGTACCTACGGAGACATAGTTGTAAATGGCTCCTCAATGATCCTTGGTTTCAAGGATCGTAAAGGCAATTGGATCGGTCATGCCGAAATCACAAGTGCAATGCAACTTCGTCAGCTTCTGGGCAGGTTCAACGCTGCTCTTGAGGACGAGCACCGTAAGCCAATTGTCAAATTCATCAACCAGAAACTTGACGTCAACGTCAGTTCCACTTACTTGGGTGCCAACTAGAAAACTAAAACGACAGAAAGGAAACAGAAATGTCGAACAACAAGAAAAACAGCCGTCGTAACTGGGAATACTCAGGATACAAGCAGTGTCACGAATGTAAGAATCATAATCACTATGAGTTTCACTATGACACACTTACATCAAGACATCCCAATGTTTTGACTTTGTGCTGGGCATGTTACCAGTTCATCTATACGCACGACAGAAAAGAACAACCAACTCCAGTTTGCCCTTGGTACCACAAGCCAACATTGTTTGAATAATAATAATAATTTTAAATACATAGGTATAACTAATTTTATAGTTAAAAGAGAACCACGCAGCCAGCGTGGTTTTCTCTTTATGGGTAGAAACTAGACCACAAGGTCTGACCCAAATTCACGGAGGTTAAACGTGGAAGCAACAAACGGGAAGGAAACAGCGATGTTTCTGGTGATTGCGTGGATGGGCGACACCCACTACGTCAACGGAGGTGGAATGTCTAGCGCAGCACTTGTGTGTGCGTTGAACAACCCAACTCCGTTCTGGAATGAAATGCCGCACAGGCGAGAGGCAGACGGCCTTGAGTTCCTGAGCGACACTCCTCCCACCTGTCAGTGGTGCTTGGAGATCGCAGGCGAAATCCAGTCCCGCAACGACAAGGCCTAAAGCCATTCTGTTTGACTAAGGACTGACCATCCTATATATAGGCCGACTATACATCGGTGATAATTGGTTAAGAGATACCACGCAGCCAGCGTGGTTTTCTCTTTATGGGTAGAAACTAGACCACAAGGTCTGACCCAAATTCACGGAGGTTAAACGTGAAAGCAACAAACGGGGCAGCAACGACAGCTGCAAAACAGAAGCGGTACAAGAACCGCAAGAAGATGCCGAAGAATGTCGCAGACTACCTTTGGACAATCAACATGGTCGTAGAAGGCTTTTTTGACTACGGAAACTGGATGTTCGACGAGAACTGCTCCGAGTTCACGGCAGACATGGAAGAGCTTCGTCGGTTCTCCATGTACATCCTCGAGACCTACGAGGACAACATCAGGGACAGGAGGTTCCGCTAGATAAAAGCAGGGATACCGTGCAGCCAGCACGGTTTTCCCTTTATGGGTAGATCCTAGATCACCTACAGGGTTGGCTGTACTGTATAAATATCGAGTCGCCCGGTCGTTACTTGAAACAAGACCGAGAGTCAAGCTTTAGGGGGATGTCCAATGGACTGAACTTGTAACTGAAGATGAGTTTCCTGCTGCGTTAACGTGGACGCACACAGCAGTACTTAGTCCACCTGACATGACAACTGGGAGGTTGCCATGAAGAAGAAGCTGTTCATCAACAGCGTCCCCAAGGCCAACAACCGCAAGGACGGCGGTGGAGTGTTCCACACCGTCCTCGTGGGAGTGCCCCGAGCCGAACTGAAGGCCCTCACTGGGCTGGAGGACTCGGACCTCGACCGGCTCACGGTGACGATGGAGATCTTCCCCGAGAAGCTCGCCATCTACACCAAGGCCAAGGTGGCGTCACTGAAGAACAACTGGAAGCTGGTCCTCAACTGCGACGAGTTCGTCGTGACCGAGGTCAAGCCCAACGTCTACATCAAGGACGGCGAGACCATCAACGGTCTGCAGGCCTCGGTGTGGAGCAAGGGTGAGTCGCAGCTCGACATCTTGAAGGGATCCTTCTCGGTGTCGGCTGAACTGGCTGACCTCATGGGCGAGCTGGACGACGACGAGGCCGAAACCCTCTAGTCGACCAGTCGGCTTTCCTGCCCTGGCAAATAACCAGGGATTGCAATATCCACCACTAGTAAGGGGGAGCCACACAGCCAGTGTGGTTTTCCCTTTAATGGTAGACGTTAGGTCTATCAAACGCTACTAGACGGCGTCCGAGAGTCTAGAAAGGAGGTCTGCCATGAGCGATCACCCTGTCCCATCCACCCACTACC